TGGCGCTGCACCAGACCGAGGACGGCGAACTCCGCGAGTTCACCCCCGAGGAGCAGGAGACCTTCGACGCCAAGCGCGCCGAGCGGGCCTCCAAGCTCGCGCTGCTCCAGCGGCACGAGGAGATCCAGAAGGCGGCCAAGCTGCCCGAGCGCACCATCGACCCCAAGGCGCCCGCCGTGCACGTCGACCGCGACGCCCTGGAGGTATTCGAGGACAGGTCCGCGACCCCCAAGCAGCTCGCCGGCGCGGCGATGCGCAGCCTGGAGGAGAAGGACATCGAGCCGGAGAACATGGCTCACGTCCAGAAGGTGCTCAAGGCGCACGCCCGCGACACCGAATGGGCGCGCGGCATCGTCCTGCGATCCACCGACGAGTACGCCTCGGCGTGGCTCAAGATCGTGCAGGGCCGTGAGCACGCGCTGACCAGCGAGGAGCGCACCGTCCTGGGCGTGTCCACCAACGCGAACGGCAAGTTCCTGCTGCCGACCCACCTGGACCCGACGATCATCCTGACGTCGGCGCTGTCCACGAACGAGATCCGCAAGATCGCGCGCGTGGTCACGCTGACGGGCGGCGCCCCGGCGTGGAACGGCATCACTTCGGCCGGCGTCACCGCGAGCTGGGACGGCGAGGTCGTGGAGGTCTCCGACGACTCCCCGACGTTCGGCAACCCCTCGATCGCCACCGTCCGGGCTCAGGCGCTCGTCCAGGCCTCGATCTCGGCCGTGGAGGACATCGCAGACCTCGGCAACGACGTCATGATGATGTTCGCCGACGCCAAGGACCGGCTCGAGGGCGCTGCTCACGCGACCGGCGCGGGCAGCACCACCCCGAAGGGTGTCTTCACCGCGGTCAACGCCGCATCGAAGACGGTCGTCTCGGGCACCGCCGCGACGATCGCCCTTGCGGACCTGCACTCGGTCTACCAGCAGACTCCTCTCCGGTACCGCCGCAATGGCCTCTGGGTCGCCAACCCGCTCTACACCCTCGCCATCAAGGCGCTGGGGACGGCGATCTCGGCGTCCTACTCCGGCGACCTTCGCGACCCGGCCACGGGTCGCATCCTGGGCCACGACGTCGTCGAGTCCGACGACGCCCCGACCACGCAGACCACGACCGCGCTGGACCAGGAAGTCCTCTACGGGGACTTCTCCCAGTTCGTGATCGTGGACCGGCCCGGCGGCATGAGCGTGGAGTACATCCCCCACCTGTTCAACACCGCCAACAACCTGCCCGACGGTCGTCGGGCTTGGTACGCCACATGGAGGAACGGCTCGGACGTCACCAACGCCGACGCCTTCCGCCTCCTCGTGGACAAGACCTCGGCCTGACCGAGGACCCTCTGTGCAGCCGGAGCGACCCTTCCGGCGCTCCGGCTGCACACCCCTCCCGGAAGGAACCAGCACCATGCCGCACCCCAACCAGCCCGTCGTCGTCCGGCATCCCGAGGTCGACGGCGTCATGGTCGTCCTCGACCCGTCGGTCGACTACGACATCAACGACCTGTTCGTGAAGGCGTACCCCCAGTTCTTCACTCCCGTCTCCAATGAGATCCGCGAGTCGGTCAGGATCGAGCGGGCGACGGCCAACCCCGGCGAGAAGCGCTCCCGGTCCAGGAAGTGAAGCCCGGCACAGTCGCGGTCGGATTCCTCGACCCCGGCCACTGGTCCCACTGCTTCGGTCAGTCGCTCATCGACCTCTACTTGTGCGACGCCTTCGGGTCCAAGCGACTGGTCCCGCACGGCAAGCAGCTCCGTGATCACTGCACGGCGGGCGCGATCGTCGCGGGTCGCAACAAGGTCGCAGCGGAGTTCCTCGACAGCACCGAGTGCGAGTGGCTGTTCATGGTCGACTCCGACATGGGGTTCGCACCCAATGCGGTCGATGCCCTGGTCGAGTCCGCAGATCCGGACGACCGCCCAGTGGTCGGCGGCCTCTGTTTCGCGTTGCGCCGCGACGGAGCCGGCGAGTTCTACGGCCAGAAGTACGTCGTGGTGCCCACCGTCTATGAGTTCATCGACACCGGCTCCGAGGTCGGATTCCGTTCGGTGGTCGACTACCCGCGCGACTCCCTCGTCCGCGCCGACGGAACGGGCGCTGCGTGCATCCTGATCCACCGCACGGCGCTGGAGAAGATCCGCTCGGCCGTCGGGGACCACTGGTTCGACAACGTGACCCATGGCGGGGCGACCTACTCCGAGGATCTGTCGTTCTGTCTGCGGCTGACGGCGGTCGGCATCCCCGTCTGGGTGAACACCGCCGTGCGCACCACCCATGACAAGCACGGCGTGTTCCTCGATGAGGACGAGTTCGACCGCTGTCGCGCACTCCACTCGATCCCGGCTATGTGAGGAGCGTCTAGGTGCCTGAGTACTTCACGCTCGACGAGCTGCGCGCCCTTCCGCAACTGAGCGACACCGGGATCTATCCGGATGACCGCTGCGAGGCGGCCGCAGCGTGGGCCGTGGCGCTCATCGAGCGCGAGGTCGGCTCCTCGTTCATCCTGCGCGAGTACACCGAGGTCTACGACGGCGGCTGTTCGGAAGTCTTCCTGCGCCGCGCCTATGCCGTCACGGACCCCGCGCCGACCGCCACCGAGAACGGAGTCTCGGTGACCGACGACCTGCGTGTGCAGTACGGCATTCTGCGGAGGTTCAGCCCCGGTTCATGGATCCCGAGGTTCTGGATCCCCGGCATCGGAAACATCGAGATCACCTACTCCGCGGGCTACACCGCGGAGCCCCCGGCCGACCTCAAGGAAGCGGCGCTGCTCCTGACGCGGCTGCATCTACTTGAGACCGACAGCAACACCTCAACCTCGGCGCGTCAGACCCAGGTGACCAACGAGTTTGGCGGCACGACCACCTACGCTGTCGCCGGCAAGGACCGCCCGACCGGATTCCCTGCCATCGACGCAGTCATCGTGGCCTATCGCGCCAAGCTCACCGCCCTGTGGTGCGCCTGAGATGCCGACCGGCACGATCGCTCCCAGCCTGCGGACTGCAGTGCTGAGCGGCCTACGGACGCACCTTGCGGCCGAGGACGACTTCAACGGGACCACGGCGCCCGAGGAGCGCACCGAGGTCCGCTACGGCTGGGAGACGGGCTGGCAGGCCACAGAGAAGGTCTATCTGGGCCGCTCCCGCGCGGCCACGCCACCCGCCGCTCTGCGCACCGGCCGCAACGTGCGGCAGGAGTCGGGCACTTTCGAGTTGATCGTCTACGTCATCAAGCCTGGCGCCAGCCCGGAGGATGCCGAGGCGCGGGCCTTTGCGATCGCTGCGGAGTGCGAGGACTGGCTGAGTACCCGTAAGAGCAACGAGCTCGGCGTCACCGGTCTGCAGTCCCTGATTGTCTCCGAGTGGGCCTCCGACCTCGGGCCGGCCGACTCCGGCAATGGCGCCATCGTCACTCTCACCCTCTCTTGGTCTGCCCGTCTCGACGCCTGACTCGAAGGAACACCTCATGAAGCAGCAGTGGAAGTACGTCGGCGGACATGACGCCGTCGACTTGGACGGCGTCGGCACGGTCGTGCGCGGCGAGCCGTTCGACACCGACCTTGACCTGTCCGACCGCGAGGACTTCGAGCCGGTCGCCACCAAGAGCACCACCAAGAAGGAGTCCTGACATGGGCCTGCTCGATCACCAGCTGATGTTCGGCGTCGAGAGCGTTTACGGAACCGCCGTCACTCCGACGCGCACCTTCGAGTTCAACTCAGAGGGCATCGAGGAGTCCTACGGCCGCACCGAGGGTGACCCGCTGCGCACGGGTACCTATGTGCAGCGGTCGGACCGTTTCACCCCGTACTTCGCGGGCGCTGCGGGCTCGATCCAGTTCGACGTGATGAGCAAGGGCTTCGGCATCCTGTTCAAGCACCTCCTCGGCGGCATCGCGACGTCCGGGCCGACTGACACCGCCTACACGCACACGGCGACGATGGCCGACCTGTTCGGCAAGTCGCTGACGTGCCAGGTCGCCCGGCCGTTCAATCCCTCGGGCACGGTGCAGCCGTTCACCTACGAGGGCGGCAAGATCACCGAGGCGACGTTCTCCAACAGCGTCGAGGGCAACCTGGTGCTGGACCTCGGCTTCGACTTTGAGCAGGTCGCCACTGGCACCGCGCTGGCCTCGGCCTCCTACCCGGCCAGCATGGAGAACTTCACTTGGGCGGGCGGCTCGCTGCTGGTCGGCGGCGCCGACGTCGGCTTCTGTGTCAACGAGGTCAGCGTCCAGATCAGCAACAACATGAACGTCGACAGGCGTTGCATCAGCAACGGCACCGACAAGAAGGAGCCGACTGCGGGTCGCCGCGAAGTCACGTTCTCTCTGTCCGGCGACTTCGCCTCACTCTCCCACCGCGCGCGCGCGGCATCGCTGACGGCTGCCGGCGCGGTGTCCGCACTGAACTTCACCTGGACCGCGCCGACCCTGATCGGGGCTACGACGTACCCAAGCGTCAGCATCCAGATTCCGGTGGCCCGATTCGACACATGGTCGGCGCCCGCGGGTGGCCCCGACGCGATCACTCAGGCACTGTCGGGCGTCGGTCGTTTCGATGGCACCAACAGCCCCGTCTCGATCGTGTACGTCACTTCCGACGCGACTCCCTGACCATGACCCGCATCCGCACGGGCGACGTCAAGATCGAAGGCCTCCGCGAGCTGAACAAGGCGCTCAAGGAGATCGGTCCGGCGTTCCCAAGGGAGATGCGTTCAGCGAACAAGGAAGTCGCGGGCGGCGTTGCCAAGCACGCCCTGAGCAACGCGCTCGGCCTGGGTGGCGTGGCCGCCCACGTGGCTGGGTCGATCAAGCCCAGCGCAGGCGTGAACAGCGCCAGCGTCGGAATCGGCGGACCAACCAACCCGGCTGCTGGTGGCGCCGAGTTCGGCGGCGGCCGCCGGCCGACCACCCATCAGTTCAAGCCGTGGCGCGGCTCGGGGCCAGGTGCCGGCTACTTCCTCTACCCGGCGATCCGTGAGGACGCAGACGAGATCGTCGCCGACTACATGGACGCGCTGAACAACCTGATCAGGCGCGCCGGATTGGACCAGAGGCTATGACCGAGAAGCGCCCTGCGCTGCAGCGCACCCACACCCGCAAGACCGAGGACGCCCGCAAGGCGGCTCTCGATGAGGGCGTGAAGATCACCTACGACGGCGAGGACTTCGTTGTCAAGGTCGGCGACGTCACCGCGCAGATCGCTCGGCGGTTCCGCCGCGAGGTCGGCGTCTCATTCCAGAAGGTCATCGAGGAACTGAGCAGCGACCCCGACATCGACTCGATCGCAGCGCTCGTATGGCTCGCGCGGCTACTGCGCGGCGACGACACGACGCTCGATGACGTAGCGATCAGCTACAGCGACCTTGACCAGATCGAGGTCGCAGAGACCACTCCGGAGGACGAGTCCGACCCGGAAGCGTGAGGCGGGCACTCCTGCCGGAGCTGCCCGCACTGACTCGGTTCTACGGCCTCGAGCCGGAGGCATTCGACCGCATGACGGCTCGCGAGATCAGCGAGTACCGCACCCAGTTGCAGCAGTACCAAGCCGAGCAGAGTCGAGGAGGTTGACATGTCGAGCGGTGGCCGCAAGATCGTTGTCGAGTTCCTTGGCGAGGACAAGTCGCTGACCCGCGCCGCTGGCGCCGCGGAGAGCCGGATGAGCAAGTTCGGCGGCAAACTCAAAAGCATCGGCAAGGTCGCCGGGCTCGGGCTCGCTGCGGGAGTCGGCCTCGCGGGCAAGGCCCTGTACGACATGGGCAAGTCCGCCGTCGAGGACCAGCAGGGCCAGGCCAGGCTCGCGACCGCGCTCAAGAACACGGCCGGGGCCACCGACGGGCAGGTCGCCTCGGTGGAGAAGTGGATCACCACCCAGGGCAAGGCTCTCGGCGTCGCCGACGACGATCTCCGGCCGGCGCTGGCCAAACTGTCGGCCGCCACCCATGATGTCGGGAAGTCGCAGAAGCTCGCTTCGCTGGCGATGGACATCTCAGCCGGGTCCGGCAAGAGCCTGGAGACCGTCTCTAAGTCACTGGCCAACGCCTACAACGGCAACGTCGCCGGCCTGTCCAAGCTCGGCATCAAGACGAAGGACGCCGAGGGCAAGACGATCGACTTCG